TTCAGGAACAAGGGGAGGAACCAACTTTAAAAAAACATGATAAAGTATTAATAATAGATGGTTTAAATCTATTTTTTAGAAACTTTGCTATGATGAATATGGTAAATCCTGATGGGATTCACATTGGTGGGTTAGGTGGATTCTTTCGTTCTTTAGGTGCCTTAATAAGGCAAACCCAACCAACCTCTGTTTATGTAGTATTCGACGGAGCAGGTTCTACTACCAACCGAAAGAACTTGCTCTCCGAATACAAATCTCAAAGAAATTTACAAAGGATAACTAATTGGGATGCATTTGATAGCTTAGAAGAAGAACATGATTCAAAAATAGACCAGATTGTTCGTGTAATTCAATATTTAAAATTACTCCCTGTTAAAACGACATTACTTGATAAGGTAGAAGCAGATGATATTATAGCAGTATTATCAAAAAAATTAGTTAAAAAATATAATTCTACTTGTTTTATTGTTTCTAGTGATAAAGATTTTCTTCAATTAGTAACTGATAAAATTATTTTATATAGACCAATGGAAAAGGAATATTATACTCCTAAGGTAGTAAAAGAAAAATTTGGTGTATCTCCTAATAATTTTATTTTATATAAAACACTTTTAGGAGACAACTCAGATAATATCCCAGGAGTTAAAGGGTTAGGTATTAAGGGTATATTTAAAAAGTTTCCTGAGTTGCAAGAAGCTGATTTAACATTAGAAGATATTTTTGATATATCGGCTAGGAAATTTAAAGATCATGTTGTATATTCAAGAATATTACATGAACAAGATAAAATTGAAACTAGTTTTAAGGTAATGGATTTAGGAGATCCTATGATAAATAAAAATGAAGAAGAATATTTAGATAAGGTTATTGACGATGAATTCCCTGAATTAAATTCTGATATGTTTGTACAGTTTTATAATTCGGATCAATTAGGGGGGATGATAAGAAATTTGGATATGTGGTTAAAAAATAATTTTGAACATTTTAAAAGTTATAAAGATTGACATTAAATAGTATAAATAATTACGGACACGAATTTCAAATAAAGGTTTTATCTTCTTTATTAACACATAAAGAATTTTTAACTAATATTCATGATATAATAAGTGAGGAATATTTTGAAAATAGTGCACAAAAATGGACTATAAAAGAAATATTAAAATATTATGATAAATATCATACTGTTCCTTCATTAGAAATATTAAAAGTTGAATTACAAAAATTAGATAATGAAGTTTTACAAGTATCTATTAAAGAACAATTAAAACAAGCATATGTAGCATCCGATGATGATTTAGAGTATGTACAAGAAGAATTTACTAACTTTTGTAAAAACCAGCAATTAAAAAGAGCGTTAATGACTTCTGTTGATTTATTAAAAGCAGGAGATTTTGAAGCTATAAGAGGATTGATTGATAATGCATTAAAAGCTGGTCAAGATAAAAATATTGGTCATGAATATAATAAAGATATTGAAGAACGTTACAGAGAAAATTCAAGAGAA